GATGCAGGTCGTTCAGAAGCCGTTTCTTTACTTATAATAGATGAGGCCGCGTTCATTGATAGTATACATGAAATATTTGCTTCGGCTCAACAAACGTTAGCAACTGGAGGAGGATGTATAGCATTATCTACTCCAAATGGTACGGGAAATTGGTTCCACCAAACATGGCAGAAAGCTGAAATAGGAGCTAATTCATTTGTTCCAATTAGGTTAAAATGGAATGTACATCCTGAACGAGATCAAGTATGGCGTGATCAACAAGATGCTGATTTAGGGCTTAGAATGGCTGCTCAAGAGTGTGATTGCGATTTTAGTACTTCTGGAGATACAGTATTTGAAGCCGACGTAATGCAATGGGTTGAAGCTAATTTAGCTGACCCACTTGAAAAACGAGGAGTAGACGGAAATTTATGGATATGGGAACAACCAGATTACAGTCGATCATACTTAGTAACAGCTGACGTTGCTAGAGGAGATGGAAAAGATTACTCAGCTTGTCATGTTTTTGATTTAGAAACCTCAACTCAAGTAGCCGAATATAAGGGGCAAATAGGAACTCGTGATTATGGACATTTATTAGTTGGGTTAGCAGCAGAATATAATGATGCTTTATTAGCAATTGAAAATGCAAATGTTGGTTGGGATACTGTGCAAACAGCTATTGATAGAGGATATAAAAATTTATATTACTCACCTAAAACTGAAGCATATACATCAGACCAATGGGCAAGACGATCAGAAAATCTAGACAGTTTAGTAGCTGGTTTTACAACATCAGTTAAAACTCGCCCTTTAATGATTGAAAAGTTTAGAGAATATACTCATGAAAAAGCATGTGTTATTCGTTCTAAACGTTTATTAGATGAAATGAAAGTGTTTATCTGGAAGAATGGTAAAGCACAAGCTCAAGAAGGATACAATGACGACTCAGTAATGGCTTTCAGTATGGGGCTTTACTTAAGAGACACAGCATTAAGATTTAGAAAATCTAACATAGAATACGATAGAACAAATTTAATGAATATGACTATGGATAGAGGCACCATGAATGCTATAAACGCACAAGGGCAACAAATGGCTAATCCATGGAAAATACAAGCAGATCACGGCAATGAAGACATTACGTGGTTATTAAGATAAAAAAATATTTATAAACATGATAGATACATCCTTATTTGGTAGATTAAAACGATTATTCTCAAACGACGTAATCATTAGAAACGTTGGCGGGAGCCAAATACAAGTTATAGACAGCGATCACATTCAAGCAACTGGTGTGGTTCAAACCAATATGTATCCTGAGAGATACCAACGTATCTATACAGGGGGTTTAGGTACATATATTGGTAATGCCCCCTACTCTAACTTCACAGTATTAAGACCTCAATTATATAACGATTATGAGGTAATGGATGGTGATCCAATCGTTGCTTCTGTATTAGATATCGTTGCTGACGAATCTACACTTAAAAACGGGGCAGGTGAGGTATTAGCTATTAAATCCTCAGACGAAAACATACAAAGAATATTATATAATTTATTCTATGATGTACTTAATATAGAATTTAACCTTTGGGGTTGGATTCGTTCAATGTGTAAGTATGGTGATTTTTATTTACACCTACACATTGCTGAAAAATATGGTGTATATCAAGTTATTCCACTTAATGTTTACAACGTACTTAGAGAAGAAGGAATAGATCCTAAAAATCCATCTTATGTTCGATTTAGAGTTGAACCAAATGCTTCTTATACAGGTGTATTAGGTGGGTTAGATAATAATGATATGGTTTTTGAAAACTATGAGGTAGCTAATTTTAGACTCTTAGGAGACTACAACTTCTTACCATACGGAAGATCATACATCGAACCAGCTCGTAAAATATTTAAACAATTAGCGTTGATGGAAGATGCGATGTTAATTCACCGTATATTAAGAGCACCACAACGTAGAGTTTATTATGTAGATACAGGAAATGTTCCACCAAATGAAATTCCTGCATTTATGGAAAAACTTAAAGGACAAACTCAACGTACTCCTATGGTTGACCCAAAAACAGGTGAATACAATTTACGTTATAATATGATGACTGTAAATGAAGATTTTTACATACCTGTTAGAGGAGGAAACACATCAACTAAAATTGATACTTTACCTGGTCTTGAATATAACGCAATCGAAGACGTTGTTTACTTAAGAGATAAAATGCTATCTGCTATGAAAGTGCCAAAAGCATTTTTAGGATATGAAGCAGATGTTGAAGGTAAATCTACATTAGCACAACAAGATATTCGTTTCGCTCGTACAATTGAACGTATTCAACGTATTGTTGTATCTGAATTAACTAAAATAGCATTAGTTCATTTATATGCTCAAGGGTATACTGATGAAAATTTAACAAACTTTGAATTAGAATTAACTACTCCATCTATTGTTTACGATCAAGAAAGAGTAGCATTAATGAAGGAAAAAGTTGATTTAGCTAAACAAATTATAGATACAGGTTTGTTCCCAACAGACTACATTTATGATTATATATTCCATATGAGTGAAGACAAATATGATGATATGAGAGATTTAGTTGTTGAAGATAAAAAACGTATGTTTAGATTATCTCAAATCGAAAACGAAGGTAATGACCCTGTTACAAGTGGAGAATCATATGGAACACCACATGATCTTGCTTCACTATATGGTAAAGGAAGAAACGATATGGGTGTACCACCAGCATATGATGAGGATGTACCTGTTGGAAGACCACAAGAAAAAACATCAGTTTATAATACACAAAAACGTGTATTAGGTAAAGACCCACTTGGTAAATCTATAGAATTAAACCCAGATGGCCCAAATATGCCAAATCCTAAAGGTGGATCACCTTTGGCGCTTGAAACAACTAAAGCAGTATTTGCTCAAAATAAAAAAATGCTTAGTGAAATGTTTACTAAAACAACGGTATTTAATAAAGAAGAACAAGGTTCCTCATTATTAGATGAATCAAATCTTAAAGATTTATAAACAAGTACATATTTATAATTAGTAAATTAACAGAGTGAAACTAAAACACAATAAATTTAAGAACACTGGTATTTTATTTGAACTACTTACCAGGCAGATCACCGCAGATATTATGTCTAATAAAGAGTCGGCGGCTGTTGGTATTGTTAAAAAATATTTTTCCAAGGGAGAAATTGGAAAGGAATACAAATTATATCAAGCTTTAACTAAAGTTGCTTCTTTAAACGAAGCAAAAGCTGAAAGTATTATATCTTCTACAATTAAGTTAGCAGAACGTTTAAACCGTACTGCATTACGTAAAGAAAAATATAACCTTATTAAGGAACTTAAACAACATTATGATTTAGAGGATTTTTTTAAAGCAAAAATTCATAATTATAAGGCGCATGCTTCTGTTTATAATCTAATTGAAGCTCAAATATCATTAGAATTTATAGATCCATCATTTATCATTGATAATAAAGTAACTTTACTTGAATTCTTAACAAAACAAGATATAGACAAAGATAAAGTTGAAAATCAAGTAATGCTTGAATATGCTTCTCAAGATAAAGCTACACGTGCTTTGATCTCTAAAATAATGGTTGAAAAATTTAATGAAAAGTATGCTAATTTAATACCGGAACAACGTGAAGTATTAAGAGTATATATTAATAAAATTTCTAATACTGTTTCTTTAAAAGAATTTATTAATGAGAATTTAGAAGGCATTAAAAATTCATTAGAATTATTACAACATAAAGTAGTAGATCAAAGAACTCAAATTAAACTTAAAGAATTAGCATCTATAATTAAACCTTTAGATAAAACTGAACAAGTTAAAGACGAAGATATACTAAATATCCTCCAGTTTCATGAATTAATACATGAAATTAAAGCTCTATGATACCTGACAACATTAAAAAAATAATAGACGAAATACTTGATGAAACACTATCCGAAATGGATGGTGCTACTAGCACTACAGCTAGTGCTGGGGGTGGGTACAATAGTAAATTTTTTCTTAAAAAACTTGACGAAAAAACACCTACATTAGCCGCAGGAACAGCAAACATCAGTTCATATACTAAAGATGGATTTAAGAAAGTTCCAGAAGGAATGCCATCTGACTCTAAAGTATATGATTATAAGCAATTTCCGTCAACCCCTAAACCAAAATCTATTAAACTTTATAAAGAAGAACAATTAAACGAGATATCTTATCGTCGTTTTAATGAAAGTGTTTCTAAAGTAACGCCTGAACGTAAAATTACTCGCGCATTATCTGAAGTAAAAAAACGCATTAGAGAAATAGAGCAAGTAATTGAATATTCTTCTAGATTAAAAGACGAAAATATAATAAAAAAGGAGACATTTTGGGTATCTAAGATAGAGCAACTTGAAGATTTATCTGAAAGGTTACATACATTATCTCAAAACGTTAAAAAACTATCAAAATAATGAAAGACGAAGCAAGAAAAGTATTAAGTAAAGACCAACTTAAAGCAAAATTAGACGAATTAGGCGATGAAATAAAATATCGT